CGTCGCCAGCGGTCGCCGTGCCTCGGGCGCCAGCGGTCGCCGTGCCCTCGTCGCCAGCGGTCGCCGTGCCTCGGGCGCCAGCGGTCGCCGTGCCTGCGTAGCCAGCGGTCGCCGTGCCTCCAATAACCGCTCTTCCTGGCCGCTGGATGAACTCAGTCGCGCTCAGTCGGGTCCCGCAATGCACGACGACACCTCGCGGGAACTTCACCTTCCCGTCGAGCTCGACGATCGCGCTCGCCTCGACTTCGACGACGAGCCACTTCGCACTCTCGTCCCAGCTCAGCAGATCACCATAGCCCTCGCCCCAGACGCAGCCATGAAGTCCGCCTCCACAGCGCGGGGCAGGATCCCAGTCCGGGCATTCCACGGGGCCAGACTCTGGCCACTTGAATCCACCGTGCGCGGACATGTCGGCCGCGCACGTGCGCAGCACGAGCACGGTCTCTGCAGACGCCTTCGACTTCGCAGTCTTCTTTGACGGCGTATTTCTGGACGTTTTCTTCTTTGCCATGGCTCAGTCATCTCCTGCTGGTTCGCGTTGCTGCTCCGCCGGCGGCGGCTCGGATGCTGGCGCCTTCTTCGCGCCCTTCAGGCTGAAGCGCCTACCCTCGGGCGTGCCATCGGGCGCGGCAGACGGTGACGGGGCCACTGCGGGGAACGCATCGTCGAGCGCCAGTTCGTTGCTCTTGATCGCCGTGTACATGCCAACGAGTTGCTCCAAGTGATCCAATGTGAAGTCCTCAGGTCCCTTGATGCCCAGCCGCGAGAACATCCGCTCGGGCGTTACACCGAGCTTGTGAAACCGCGCGAAAGCGTCATCGCGGCGCGCCACCAGCGTCTTGAGATCGCCAAGGGCGCACTCGCGAGCCTTGGTATATGCTGCGTCCACGTACGCCCGCGGGATGACACGAAAGATCGCGTTCCGCAGCGCCACGCTGATAGCAGCCATCCCGGTCACACGGATCATGTCGTCATCGTAGCGTCCGCGCTTCCCTACGATGCTGCGCTGAGCCTCGACTGTGACGCGCACATTGCGCTCCAAGTCCCAGGCTACCGCTTGGGCTATGACCTCTGTTGCTGTGGCATCGATTACGCGCGCCCCGACGTGGAGATTGCCCCAGGACGATGCGCACATCTCGGCCAGCCTCACGCTGGGCCCGGTGATCATCTTGCCACCGCGCGGCACCGAATACATGCACGACTCAGCCACCTCCACGCTGAACGTGGCCAATGTGATTGCGTCCTTCATGAACCTGCTCACGCTGCGCGGGTAGCGATGCGCGCTGTCGAGCTGCATTGCCACCTCGCTCCGGGTAATCGCCTCGAGCGCGCTCACCTCCGGCTTCACGAGGCTCGTTCCCTCGTCTTCAATCATCGCCTCGATCGCCTCTGAAGTTGTCAATGACATCTCTGGTTCCTTCTGCTCTTCTTGGCCTCTGCCCTGCGCGCTTCTTTTACACTCCCAGCCACAGTGTCGTCCGATCACGTCTGGGGCGTGTGTAGCGCGCAGGCAGGGGCCAAGAGGGCTACCCGTTACGTCTCACAACCAACGACCTGACGACTCCAGTCTGGATTGCGCCAGCCTCGGCCAGCTTAGCTGTCAGCTCTCGCTTTGCTCGGGCAGCGTTTCCCTTGCCCGCCTTCTTGCCCACGATCTCCTCTGCCTTGTGCAGCGAGATGTCGATAACCTCTGCCATCTCGGCGTCGTCCAGTTCCGCTTGCAGCACCGGGAATGCTGCCCACGCATCGAGCGACCGTGTCTCACGATCCTGCATCGTGAGGCGCTTCTCTTTCCCTAGCACGTCGCCGGCGCGTAGCACTTCCTCTTTCGCTGCTGCCTCTACGCGCTCTGCGATCTTCTTAACACTCCGTGCGCGCTCCAGCAGATCGACCAAGCCATCCGGGTCGCGCTCACGCATCGCGCGGATCGTGTCTGCGTCCTCCAGATGCCCAGGCAAGTCCTTGTCCAGGATGACCGCCATGTCGCGTCGAGCCAGTGCATTGGCGGCGCCGCATTCGTGGGAACGCGGGCAGTGCGAACAGTGCGCGCCAGGACGGAATTGGCCGTCCCAGTTCACGATCTCATCTTCAATGCGCTTGAGCCATACCAGCAACTGCGCACGATCCATCGAGTAGTGCTCGTAGTCGCCTTCTCGCAACCAGAGTACTCCAGCCTCCGCGCGCAGAGCGGCTCCGGCAGTGAGCAGTCCGAGCGCCATGTATCCACGCAGCTGCTCCGCATAGTCCGCGTCCAGCCTGCCAGTCTTGAAGTCTGCTACCCGCAGAGTACCCGAGTGCGCGTCGTACGCGATCACGTCGGCGCGTCCGGTGAGTCTCACGCCGCTGAGCTCATACTTGAGTCCCGCTTCGGAGCTCGCGTTCGGAAAGCTGGCGGCAACCTGCGCCCAGACCTTCTGACCCAGCGCGAGCAGCGCTCGGATCTCCTTCTCGTCGACGCCATGCTTCTTGGCGAGCTCTGGCACGCTGTCCCAGTCGATGCGACCGGTGCGCACGAGTCCGGCGAGGCCGTCGTGTGCGGCAGTGCCCGCGTCAGCGGCTGGGCTCGCCTCGTTGACAGGCACCGCAGCGCGCGTAGAGCCTGGGCAGCGGAAGGCGAGCGGCAGTGCGCTGCACCGGAGGTGAATCTTGTCGCTCACGGGCATACCCTCCAGCTGAACCTGCGCACAACGCGCGCCGCACTGAGCTTCCAGGCATGCCAAACGTTCACGTATGACTTGCCCGCAGCTTCCCAGTGGAAGTGCTTCACCACGACCGGTGGGTATTCCGTGATCGCGATGATCGGCGCTGTCTCGACCGATACTGATTCGCTCATGGCTCTAGCCCCCCTTCACACAACTCACGTGCCAAGCGAATGGATCCAGGCTCTAGCGCGTCGTAGAGAGCGTCCAGACCAGCAACAACTCTTGCCTTGGTTGTGTCACGCACCGGCCTGCCCTGCATTGTGTACTCCAGACATGAGGCGGAGACCCCTACCAAGCGCGAGGCTTTGGCCAGCCCGCACCCAGAGACTAGGGTGGCAATACGGGTGCGCTCGAAGTCAGCCAGCGGAGTCGTTCCGGGATCTGCACAACTAGACCGTGAGCGCCTAAGCTCACTCAAGAAGCTAACGTTCTCGTCTTCAGTTCGCGGCATCGGGGCCTCGCACATAGAAAGCGTCGGTCTCGGGGCGATAGATCGCTGCGCGCCATTCGTTCCCCTCCCGGTGGATCTCGCACTGCGTCCAACCGTAGAGGTCATGCTGCCAAGCCAGCATCTGGTGAATCGCTTCAGCGACCGTGTCACAGGTCAGGTTTCCTGCCTCTTGCATAGGGTCTAGGCCCTGCCGCCTCCACCAAGCGCCCAGCAGCTCGACGACTTGTGACTTCTCCAACACCTCGAAGTGCAACAGCTCTCTCATTGAAACAGCTCCTTGATTGCGATGCAGACCATCACGAACCAGACGCTCGCGATGAACGCCGTCAACCCCACGACCACAGCGACCGGAGTCCAGTCGGTGATCTTCAGTTCCTCCGGGCGCCCCTCTGCCGACTGCATCAGCCGCTCGTTCTTCCAGCGCGTCACATAGTAGTCCGATGACGTGAGTTTCATGTTGCAACCCGTTCGTTCTGCGGCCCCCACCACTTGTGAGTCCACCTGTCAGTGACCTTCCAGCCGCACTGGCGATCCAGCTCGGCCAACACTTGCTCCTCGAGCTCGGCCAGAGTCGTGACCGGGCGCCACTCTACCTCCCACGACTCGTCGTGCGACTCCTGCCAGTACCAGAGCGCTTCGTCTGGCGTGCGCCCGTGGCCAACGACCTTCTCCCGCGCGCTCGCGTCCTCTACCGGGTCCAGGCATCGACGGCACGATGCCTGCCAGCGCATGGGTAGAGCGAACGTGGGGAGCTCCTCCAACACTACGCGCAACCCGCACGCGCAGACCGTGGCAGTTTCTATTCTGGTCACCGCGCATCTCCGAAGTGGCGCACGTCGACATCCACAACCGTCGGCGCGGAGTTCTGCTCAGTGTATCGCTGAAGCTCGATACGCCCGTAGCTCTCGACCTCCAACTGCTCCTGGTAGTTGGCGAGCAACTTCTCCAGTGCTCCCAGAATCGGGCGCCCACTGCTGACGGATGTCAGTGTCTGGATCGCCACTGCTACGGACTTGAATTCTCGGTCAGTCAGCTTTTTCATTTCCGCGCGCTCCCTTCCTCAGTGTCGTCGGACAGCTGCAGAGCAGCGGCGAGCGCGTCACGCAGACACTCAGCCTCCCCGCGCGTCAGCGTGTACAGGAACGGCTTGTCGAGAGAGGCCCTGAGCCCGACCACTAGTTTGCCGCCTTGGTTCAGATACTCGTCAACGATGAGCTTCACGCTGCACCTCCGTTCGAGCGACGCATCTCCTCGGCCACCTCGATGAGCTCGCCAGCGCGAGCCAGAATGCCCTGCGCCACGGCTCGCAGCTGCGTCGCATGAGCGAGCAACTCTTCCGCGCTCTCTTTCACCACCAGCGGCGGCGGCCGGACCGTCTTCGTCTCTCGATTGCTCATGCTGCTCCTCCTTCCAGGTGATTGCGGTACGCCTCGGCAGCTCTGTTGGCCTCTGACGAGAGGTAGTAGCGGCCGTTGCGCGCGTAGTAGTCTGAGAGCCGCTCGAAGTGGCGCATGAGCCGCCACCACCAGCGCAGCTTGTTCGTGCCACGGCGATAGACGTAGCGGCTCATAGCTCCTCAAACTCCCAGGCCCGTCCCGATTCCTTGGACTTGAACTCGACCATCGCGAGCCGCGAGCCTTCTGGACCACCGATGTGCACAGCAGAACTCAGTTGGCCCCATTGCCACATCTTACGCGCCGCCTCTGCGCACTCGGCTCGCGAGTCCAGCGTCAGGATCTCCCCACACAGTTCAATGAACCGACCCATGACCTAAAGATAACTCCCTGGTTGTTATCTGTCAAACAAGACGACGTCAGACCGAGCTGTTTTCTCCTACACTGATTTGGCGCTCAGTGCCGAAAACAGGTCCCCCGTGCGGCGCTCGACAGATTGTAGGTTGGCAACGAGCTGCTTAAAATACGACGGCTTCAGCTCAGCCGCGAGCGCGCGTCGCCCCTCCTGGAGCGCCACATATGGCTCTGACCCGATGCCGCCGAATGGCGATGCCACCAGGTCACCTGGGTTGCTCCAGAGCCTCACGCAGCGCCGGATAACCTCGAGCTGCAAAGGACAGATGTGGCGCTCGTCCTTCTCGTCGCGCGCGCTCATGTATTGGAGCGTGTCGCTCGGGTTGATGTCGGTCCAGACCGGCGAGGCCCAGCGCTGCCATTGGTCCACCGGGAACTCAGCCTTGCTGTGCCCGACGGGCTCCGCGTTGACCCCTGGCTTCCGGAACGTGACCACGCGGTCAGGGAGGCCCATGCGCGACATGCAGCTGTCCTTTTGGATCTGCTTCCAGAGCAGCCCTAGCGCCTTCGTGCGCTGCATCGCGGTTACGGGGTCTTTCCAGATGACGACGTCGGAGTGATAGATCCAGCCCGCCTCCTCGTGCGCGCGGATGATGCGCCCCGGGAAATCTGTCAGGCCGATGACGCCGTCACGCACCTTGCTCGTTGGCATGATCATGCAATGCACGCTCGTCAGCCGCCCCGGCTTGGTGACGCGGATGAGCTCCTTCAGCAGGAACTGGTAGTGCGAGAAAAACTCGTCGTGGTCGCGACAGTTCCCCATGTCAGCGTCGCTGTCGCTGTAGGTGTACAGACTCGCGAAGGGCGGGCTGTACACGCTGAACCCGACCGAGTCGTCGGGAAGCGCGCCGAAGATCGGCACACAGTCCCCGTTGTAGGCGACCCAGTATCTGCCCTCTGCTTGTGCTGCTACTGACATCACGCGCTCCCTTCTTTGATCAGCGTTTCCCATGCGAGGCGCACCACTGCCGGAACCTGTCCGTTGCCAGTGGCTGTAACGCGGTCCACCCGATGACCCATCCCATCATCCACTCCCTCAAAGCGATGAAGGTCCCACCAAGCGCCTCCGGATACCCCCGCTCCGCTACTAGCGATCTCGTGAGCCTCGGACCACCATGCCCGTCCCTGTTGCGTCCCGAGCTTGATTGACCCTTGTGATCGCTCGCCAGGCACGTGGGTAGCATCGCTTTCAGACGCCTGTGACCAGCCCATTTCTGCATGCTGGGAGACATCTCGTTCCCTGACCCCGTGGGAGTCGGTAGCCACGATCCAGATTCTGTCGCGTCGATGCGGAGCGCCGACGTGGCGAGCCCCCAACACGTCCCATCGCGCATCGTACCCGAGCGCGGCCAGGTCACCGAGGACGACGTCGAGACCTCGAGAAGTGAGATCTGGGCTGTTCTCCACGAGCGCGTGTCTCGGTCGTACTTCGCCAATGATGCGAGCGAACTCAGTCCACAGCCCGCTGCGCGCGCCGGTGATACCAGCGCGAGTGCCGGCTGAGCTGATGTCCTGGCAGGGGAAGCCTCCGCTGATGACGTCGACGTGCCCTCGCCAGGGCTTTCCGTCGAAAGTGCGAACATCATCCCAGATCGGGAATCTGCCGAGCATCCCATCGCGTTGCCGAGCGAGCAACACGCTTCGGCAGTAGGAATCAAGCTCAACAGCGCAGACGGTGCGCCATCCGAGAAGGAGCCCTCCCAGGATGCCTCCTCCTGCCCCAGCAAAAAGTGCCAGCTCACGCACTCCTCAGCTCCCGCATGAATGAGGGCAGCTGCAACTCCGCCGTTCCACCAGTGATGCGCCTACGCTCGCCACCGCCACCAGTTACCGCGACGAGCGAGCGCACCATGGCCTCATGTTCAAGCCGCTTGCGCTCGAGGTTATGCGCGACGCGCCCGTCAGCGCTGGTGCGGAACAGGTGCACTTGCACAGGGTGCCGCTGGCCAAAGCGCCAGCACCGGCGCACCGCTTGGTGGAATCGCTCGTAGCTGTGGTCTGACCCCGCGAACGCGATCTGATGGGCGCACTGGAGGTTCAGCCCAAACCCAACGATGGAGCTCTTGCTGACCATCACGCGAGATTCCCCCGCGATGAATCCAAGGATGGCCCGCTCCTTGTCCTCCGCGGAATCGCTGCCCGTGACCTCGACGGCACCAGCGATGGCCTTCGCCAGAGCAGTGCTCTCGTCGTTGAGGTCGCAGAACACGAGCCACTGACCCGCTGTACCGTTCACGAGCTCGGAGGCCAGCGCTACTCGCTCTGCAAGCGTGTCGCGCTTCACCGCTCGCTGCTCGGTCAACGTGGATGCTTCGAATGCGAAGAGCAGCCCTGCTTGCCGCGCCATCCTAAAGTCCACATCGACGACGTGCTCGACCAGCTCGAGCGGAGGCAGCTCATATCCGTCATCGCTGTATCCCATGTCGCTCGGCTTGCTGACGCACATCGCCCAGGTGCGCACCCAGGCCCAGAAGTCCTTCTCTGCGTGCCCCTTGAGCCGCCAGACGCTGGTGTCTCCGCCGTCGTGGCAGAAGAACGTGGCCAGCATCTCGACGCGGCTCATGGCGCCCAGGAACTCGGCGTGGTTCCCGAGCTCTGTCACGTCATTCGGAGACGGAGTGGCGGTCAGCGCGAGCCTGAACGCGACATGTTGAAAGGCCTCGATGAGCTTGGTGCGCGTCTTCCCGTCGTAGGCCTTCAAGATGCTGCTCTCGTCGAGAACTACGCCACCGAGCAGGGGGAGCAGCTCGCTAAGCCTATCCAGACGCTCGTAGTTGCACACATATAGCGATGCGCTATCGCCTTCTACATCAGACTCTTCTCTGATCTGAATCGGACCATCGGGACCGCAGTCCTCATCCCAGAGCTTATTTGCCTCGGTCACCCACTGCCCAGTAACCGCGAGCGGGGTCATCACGAGCACAGGCTTTGCGGTATGCCGGATGACCCTGTGTGCCCACTCGAGGCCCTGCCACGTCTTCCCGAGTCCGCATTCCTCGAAGAGCGCAGAGCGGCCGCGCTGCAGAGCCCAGCGCGTGCAATGCGGCTGGTGCGCTTTCAGCATCGGATTGAGCGCGGGCGGATCGGGGATGCCTGTAGGAGCGTGCGCAACGCCCTTCGCTGCCAAGAACTCCTTGTAGTTCACGGTTCCTCCCCGGTGCGCAGCCAATGCGCAAACTCGCCTGACTTCAGGTGCCCGACTCCGAAGAACGGAAGGCCATTCGTCTCGCACCACTCGTGCTCGGCGACGCTGCCCTTGGACTGCATCCATCCAGGTATGAACAGCGCTGCGTCGCAGCGCGACAGCAGCTCGAGCGTGCCCTGGTACCAGAACTCGGCCGTGAGCAGGCCGTGGAAGTTCCCCGTGTTCGAGTGCGGAATGAGGGGCATGGCGCCGAAGCGCGCCACCTCGAGACCCCAGCGCTCCGCGGCGCGGATGTTCTCGGCGAGGCCCCATGACGTCGATGCCGTGAATGGGCCTGCAATGTAGACCACGTGGCTCATGATGCGTCTCCGATCTGAAGATGACTCGCATCCCAGAAGCCGAGCGCGCCTCGGCACTCCTGGAACGGGAGCGGAATGGGGCCCTTCAACACGAACCCGAATTGATCGGGGAAGTGCCAGGCGTGCTGGCGCTCGCCGAGTTCCTGTTGTTGTTCGGTGAGGGGGTGAACGACGGTCACGAGTTCGACGCTGCCGATGATGCCGCCGCGCTCGAGCTGCTCCGGCAGCGGCATGTCGTGAGCGAACTGGTAGCCGAGTGTCCGGCGCGCGAGCTGCTGCGCCGTCTCATAGTCGGATGGCTTCATCGCCTTCGCGGCGTGCACGAGGAACCGGCCGCGGAACTTCGTGTTCCACGTGCGATTCTCGACATCCTTGCCGCCGTGGACCACGAGCCATGCCCATGGCTGAGTCAGACTCAACGCCTTCATAGGTCCCCTTCCTGGCCGTACTCGGCCAACGATAAAACCTCGGCCACGATGTTCTGCGTCGTGAGCCTACCGGGTCGATTCAAGAGATCTGAGCCACGGTTCACGTAGAGCGCCGCCGCGTCACTCAGCGCCCGATCGCGCTCGGCGCGCGTGTCGGTTCCACTCCACAGCATCCACGCCGCAACGTATAGGCGCAGCTGGGCGTTGGTTGCGCTGCACACGATGCACTTATCCTCGTACTGGGCGAGCGCCGGATCGGCGTCGTTGCGCAGGTCCGCGCAAAGGTCCCGGTCAGGCATCCGTAAAGTAGCCATCGAACTCCTCCGCGTTTGATTGCTGGCTCGCAAAGGAGCCGGTGATTGAGTCCCACTGCAGGGCCAGCACGTGCCCAGTGGCGCCCGTCTTATTCTTCTTCAAGAACAGGCTCAGCTCGCCTTCCTCGCTCTTGCGGCCGATCAACACGACCTCTGCCGCGTGTTCCACATCTCGCGACTCGCGAATGTCTTCGCCGGTGAGCTGGCTCGCCAAGATGCCTGCGCATCCGCTAGTCTTGATGGCATCCGTCAGCGTGCGAGCGACGTGGTTGATCTCGGCGCGCCTGTCTTGCGTATCTCTCCGCGTCGAGATGCATTGCAGGTAATCCACGAGCACGAGTCGTGTTCCGTGCAACTTGGCACAGCGCTTGATGTCCTCCGCCAGGTCCTCCACTGCGCGCCCGCGGCCATCGAGCAGCACCGGCGCCGCGCCGCGCTTGCTGGCGTCGGACAGCGCCGCGACAGCTGCCGTCAACTCGGCGCTAGATGGCCTGGAGTCGCGTGCCGCGCTTCCGCGAATGCCAGCCCTGCGGCACAGCGTGCGCAGCGCGAGTAGCAATGGCTCATCCTCACATGTCACGAGCAGCACGCCAGAATCGTGAACCTCGAGATAGCGCTCCGACACGCCGAGCAGCCACGAGCTGTTGTGCGTGACGGTAAGGTCGCCGAGCAGAAACAGACCGTCGCCATCGAGTTGCCAGCCGGCGAATGGGCCTACGCCTGCGGGTTCGATTTCGAAGCCGACCCTATTCGGATTCTTGCAAGAAGCTCGCTGCGGGAATTGCTTTCTGCGCACCCGCGTCGGAACTACAGAAAGGTCTCCGCTGATGTGTAACCGCCAGTAGCGTCGGTCTTCATATCCCGGCACTCCGGTCTTCAGATAGATGTGAGCCTGCAGCCCCAGCGATCTGCACAGCAGACGCAGCTGCTTCGCCCATTCTTCATGCTGCGTTATAATCTCGCAGTAGCGGTCTCCTCTGCGATAACCGTCTGAGTCGATCCATCCGGCCAGGAATTCTAGCCTCACCCGCCTCGATCCATGCGTGTAGGCGCGCGGCAGAGATGAGCCTTCTCCGACAATGCATCTTGTCGCCCTCAGGAGCCTGTTACCGGCATGCGAGGCAGCTTCCTGCCTAGTGCAGGCTAGGCTATAGGTTGCCGCTAGGTTGCCCTCCTTGCGGTCCTCTCGCAGATGCAACTCCCATAGTTTGGCCTGCTCTAGTAAACCATCGACGACTTCCTGATCTGGGGTCGTGATGCTGAAGGTGACAAGGCCCTTAGTGCCATCTCCGTACCAGACACCTAGCAGCCAAGGATCAACCGCCCCGACATCGATGGGCGGGTATTCGACCCCTAGGTGGAACAGCTTCTGAGTCTTCCTCCAACTCGGTGGCTTGAGCAGAAACCGCGCAACACTGATCTCGGTAACCGCGCCCCCAAGCGCGCTATCCGCGACCACTAGGATGTGGTCCGCATTGCACGTCCACGATTCTCCACGCATTGGCACGACGCGAAACATCGGCGCTCTCCCGGCGGTAGTCCCGAGCACTCGGCGTGGGCGCGAGTCGGGGCCCATCAATTCGTCGCCCACACTGACCTCTTCAGCGCGAGCCGTAGTGCCGTCTGCGCGCAGTACGAGCACATCCGGGCCTAGACATTTCCCCCAGTTCGTTGGCGCGCCGAGTACCCACACGTGGCCCGCGCGCACTCCGCCAGTGGCGGCATCGAGCTCAGGCACTCCGGTGAACGACCCGGCTCCACGCGGAGCGCTGAGATGGTCCACCGCGAGCTTGAGCCGCTCGGCGTCTGACCAGGTACGCGCCTGACCGCTGGTCGAGGTCAGTGCCGATGCCTCGAGGATGGCGGCCCTGAGCGCTGCCGGATCGGTGGCGGCGTCGAGCCTCAACAGCGTTTCAACGAGACTCCTCCGCGTCGCGATCAGGCATCGGAGAGCGCGCCACTGCTCCAGCCCCCTCTCGGGCTGATTGTGACAGGCCACCGGGATCTTGGTGTGCGCGTGAGGCCACTTCTTGAGCGTGCCCTGAGCACTCATGGCGACAGGGATCAGCAGGTCCAGTTCCCGGTCTCGACCGGGATGCTCGCGAGCCACCCATCGGCAAGCGTCCGCCAGCGCGGCGCGCTCCTCGGTGCCGAACTCGCTCGGGTCCGGAGTCCACTTCTTGCGCAAAGAAGGGAACGTCAGCCACGAATTGATGAGCAACAGCTCCAAGCGCTCGCGCTCGCGGATGAACTCCTCCGGGGTCTGGACTTCGATTGCACTCATGGGATGTCCTGGACCTTTCGCGGACGGGCATCGGGTTGCCTTGGCGCTGCGCGCAGAGCGGTGGGCGCAAACTTGCGCGCGTTGCGGATCCATGTCCGTAGCGCTGCCTGCCAATCGAGCATCGCTTTGCCGTGCGCCAGGTGATGGTCACGGAACGCCTGCAGCTCCTGATGCAGATCCACGCCGTGCTTCCGAGCGAGCTCTATGGCCGTGGCGTTCGGAGCGAAGTCCGCCGGGAGCTGCCGCTTGCGCTTCGGAGCCACGTCCAATCTGACGGCGTCACACTTGACTACACCAGAGCCAGTTGCAACCGTTGTAGCCTTATACGCAACGGGCGCTGGCTGCCCCGTGGTTGCGGTTTCAGACCCCGTAGCCATCTCCGGTCGTCCGGAGCCGTGTGAGCCCCTAGGAGGTGCCTTGGCGTGGCACGGCAGAGCCTCTCCGTTCTCTGGTCCCCGTCGCGGCAGCGACGTCTGCTCCGAGTCTGGTTGGACGCCGTCAGGTTTGACCACTTCGCCGCATGGCGGCTGTGGGTTGGCCTCCGGTGCAGCCGGAGATGGCGCAGCCGTTCTTTCTTTACCCTCGAAGAGGGTTTCTTTCTCTTTATAGGTTTCGGTTTCGGTTTCGGTTTCGGTGCGTCTAGCAGAACGTCTAGCACCCGCGGGCCGACCGCTATTGTTGTCCCTGGCCCAGCGCCGTTTCCTGGCTCGTTCCGCCTGTTTGCTGGCCTCCACTCGGTACCACTCCAAATTCACCACGCGCCAGCCGTTCGGAACCCGCTCGATGCGCCTCCCGTCAGCGTTGCGGTCTCTGCTGGTATCCTTCGACTGTGGGTCCGGGCTCTCGAGCGCGGCCAGATGCCGAAGCGTGTCCGTGAGCGGAAGGTCTGCTAGACGACGAATGCCGTCTGCGCTGGCGGATACGAATCCCTCCGGGTCGGCCTCTGCGCACAGGGTCAAAAAAACCTTGATGCAGTCACCGCTCTGAGACCACAGAGACGACCTCACGACGGAGGTGAACAGCGGGATGTAAGGTTCCCTCATCGGGCGCCAGCCTCTTGAGCGATCGACTCGTGCTCTGGCCAACCTGACAACGCGATCGCCAGCGCTGCAGACGGCGCGTAGAGCTGCCGCTGGGTGCCGCTCGGCAGATGCAACACGAACCAGAGCTTCACACGCCCTCCCCAGGCTTCTCGGCGAGCTGGCGCGCGCAGCGACGAATCGCGTAGCGGATCGCTCGCGCATAACGTCCGCGCTCGTCGGTGTCGGCGAGCTCCAGGTCGCCTTCGAGATGTCTCGTGATCGCGCAGAGCTCTGCTGCGATCCGCTGCGGCAAACGCAGGTGAACGGATACGTATTTGGTCTTCATGTTTTCCCCGGATGTCACGACTGGACCTCCTCGGACTCGGATGAGCACTCAGACTCGCGTATGAGCTGAGCCAGTTCGAGCGCGCGCCGCTCCCAATGTTTGGAGCCGTCCAGCACCGCCAACGCGAGGCGCCCGGACTTGTGCGCCGCCAACGTCTGACGAGCGAAGGCGACGAGCTCAGCGCGCTCCACCTGCTCGCCCGCGCAGGCGCGTCTGAGGAGCTCCGTCGCAACAGACGATGCCGGTGAGCCGCAACCATGTTTAACCGCGTCCGTAGCTTGAGGTGCTAGCGGTTTCACAACCGTGGAGGTTCGAGTCCTCTCCTTCGCACAGCCCTCTTCAGGGCATTTCGTGAGCCCCACTATCCGCACGCTGGTAGTGGGGTCGCTGCCCTCTGCGAGAGCGCGCTCGGCGGCTCGGAACCCAGTATGCACATAGAGGGACGTCGTCGTCAGCTGCTTATGCCCCAGCATGTGCGCCGCGCCCACGAGATTCCGTTCCGCCAGTTCCGTGGCGCGCGCATGGCGCAGGTCGTAGGCGCAGAAGGTCCTCGCCTTGTCGGCTGCCAGCTTGGCGCGCTTCGCCGCCGCCTCGAGTTGGTCCCGGTAGTCGTGCTTGCCGAAGATGACCCCTTGCTCCGGGACCACGGAGTCGAGCGCCTCGCGAGCCGCTGGCGTCAGAGGCACTTCGCGGGCAAAGGCCGCCTTGTCGATGTCGGCGCTGATGCGGAGCCGGTCGCTCCCGCGCGAGTAATGCTCCGGCACAGAGAGCGCGTCCAGTGTGGCCGGCCTCAGGCTCGTCTCATAGGCCACGATGAATCGCGACCGGACCGGGAACGGCGCGCGCTCCCCGCGCGGTGTCGACCAGAGCGGCAGAGCGCTGATCAGCCGAGCGCATTCCTCAGGGGTGAGCGGGGTCGCTGTCCCGCGGCGGCGCACCTCGTAGGGAGTGCCAGCGGCGCGGCGCGGCAGGTCTGGAATCAAGAAGGCGCTCTCGTCGAGGTAGCCGCTCTCACGGCACCAGGCGAGGAAGCTGCGCAGCGTGGAACGCTCCTTCATGAGCGTGGAGCGCTTCACGACCTTGAGGCGACGGCTGCAGTACTCGCGGACCCGCGCCTTGTTGAGCCCCGTGAGGGAGCCGAACCACGGGAGGAGATGCGTCTCCCAATGCAGTCGATAGAGCGTCTGGGTACGGCCCCGCACCTGTCCGTCCAGATCGCCCAGCCATCGCTGAATCAAGTCCTCGAGCAAGAAGTCCCCTGCACTCCACGTCATTTTGACTTACGCCTCCTCCCACCCGAGAGCGCTCGTAGCGCGAATCTCCGGTCGAGGTCAGACCAAATAACTGGTTCACCACGTCGGTATTGCTCGACGGCCGAATCAATGTCCGCGGCAGAAAGCCGGGTGATTCGCACAAGCAATCCGCGGACTTGCTGCTCCGTGAGTGCGAGCATTGCGGCACTTTGCGCCATCGAAACGATTGTAGCTATTAGACTTGAACTGGCTACAAAAAAGACACACAGGCGCCAACGTTTGGTGCGCCGGTGTAGGCTGCGCATTGCGGCGCAGAGAACAACCTGATAACGACTAGGACATGAAGATCATGGGCTATCGACTACCCGGCGGAGCCAAGACCACGGTCTTCTTGAATTTAAAGACCACGGCCGAGGGCGCCGAGCGCATTAACGGTCTCGCCTACTACCTGGACGTCCCCTATTCGCAGCTGCTGCGCGACCTGGCCGAAGAGGAGCGGCAGCGGCTCTACGATGAGGGCAAGCGGCCTCCGCTCCGACCGCCAGCGGATGACCCTGGCGGTCGTACCAGGCCGCGCAAACAGCCTGCCGGGTACGACGTCCCGCTGAACTTCAAAGCCTCGGCGGAAGTGGCCGACCGGATCCGTGGGCTAGCCTATTACCTCGGCATCCCCTACGGGCAGATGCTCCGCGACCTGGCAGAGAAGAAGCGCGCCGAGCTCTATGCGGCCGGCAAGCGCCCTCCGTTGCGGCCGCCGCAGTCGACTGACGAGGAGTAGCCGTCGCGTTTAGGTTCTCCCGGGCCGGCGCGCCCATCGCCTGGGCTGGTCAGATTTGACGTCGTCTAGTTTGACAGATAACAACTTCGGTGTCATCTGTGGGGGATGCCTACCATGCGCGCCCTGGCGGCGGTGTCAGCGATCGCTCTCTGCGGGTGCTCGGCGGCCGGCAGTGGGTCCCAGCCCATAGAACTCGCCGCGCCAGCCGTGGCTACGCCGGAAAGCCCCGGCGCTGAGCAGCCCCCGCCGCGCCCCAGCCCCAATGGGCCCGTGTTCCTGTCCGCGTTGCACGTCTCCCCAGACGAGGCACTCGAGCCATTCATGCAGTCCGTCACGGACCGCTACTCCCGTCTCGGGTTCAACGTCGCGGTGTCCGACGACGGCATTCCGATGTTCCTGAGCTCAGCCCTGCCCGAGGGATCGCAGGCGCGCGCCTACTACGAGCGCTGGTGTTTCGCGGAAGGTTGCTCGCCGGAGAGCACGTACGTGAAGGTCAGCCCCGCGTTGCTCGAGCGGCCAGAGGCATTCATCATCAACTCCCTGCTGCACGAGCTCGGTCACATCATCTCGGGCTGGGGCGGCTGCGCGGAGCACCTGCCGATGGCCGACGGGATGCACCTGGCGCGGGGCAACCTGATCTCGAACGGGAACGAGGATTATGCAGACCTCGACTTCACCGAGGATGACCTGCGGCTACTCGTATCGTGTCTGGAGACGGAGTGATACGTCAGGTTTGACGTCGTCTCGTTAGACTTCTGGGTCACTGCCTGCGCTCGACAGCAAACCACCTCTCCTCTTGTGAAAGGCGAGTCGTGCGCGGACAGAGGCCAAGAGGCCTCGGAAAGTGTTTCACCAATGAATCAAAAGTTGTATCCGATGGGCGCGCTTCTGGCTCTCGCTATGGGCTGCGCTGGCACCGACACCACGGACGTATCCCCTACGTATCGCCTCATCGATGGCGACACCACCGACCCGTCACTACTGCCAGGCGATCCCGCGTTCACGGGCGAGCCTACCGGCGACTTTGGGCAGGCTGCGGAAGCCTGGACTTCGGATCGCTACCACGGCGATGGCACCAAGAACGGGAGTGAGACTGGCCCGTGCTACGGGCCCTCGACGAACGGCAGCCCATGCGTATTCCCTCAGTTCAAGCAGATCAACTGGACGTTCACGCTGGACGCGGCGTGCTTGGAACATAACCACTACATCCTGGACCACGGCGGAACCCAGGCCGAGTCCACCGCTATTTTCCAGGAGATCGAGAAGGCGGTCACGGCTCTGGACGGTCTGGGCTCGGGGGTCGTGTCCCATCTCAACAACGCCACGGGCACGAAGATGACCATGCCCATCCACTGCTATCACACGGCAAGCGACCTAGGGATCTTCAGCGACACGTTCAGCACTGCTCAGATTGTCCAACTGCCGGCCAGCGGCGGGGTTGACCCAGGGTCCGTGTTCTACACGGCTCCTGACCAGTCATTTGTGGACATCTCTCCGGAAAATATCTGGGACTTCGTTGTCAACGTCTGCGGATTCCACACGGTGGGTAACCCGCAGCGGCTGGCGCTGATGCGCGCCTATGCTTCCCAGACCACCAAGCATGAGCTGCTTCATGGCTTCGGATTCGGGCACTTCCGGGCGGGCATGATGCGCACCGGTGTCTTCTGCGGCCAGCCGTCTACAGATTTCGACATCCCGCAGGGGTTCGGTCAGGCGTTGGGCGATTACGTGGGGGGAGGCGGCGCGGTCACTATCAAGACCGGATCCATCCCTGCCAGCAACGTGCCTGACTGCACCAAGGAGCCGCAAAACTGCGACTGAGCTGAGTGGACTATCCCCCGTGGCGCGGCTGAGGGGAGACCACCCCTGCCGCGCCAGTGGCGCCCGCCCCGGCGTCCGGAGCAGATACCGGGTACGGGCCGTGACTGACGTGCGTCGCGTAACCGTCTGGTCCGGACGTGGGCGCTGGGCTGTCCGATGAGCAACCCGCGATGATACTGACCACGAGTGCCGCCTGAATGGTGGGAATCTTCATTGGAAGCCCGACCTATCACGGGCGCCGAAGCACATCAATCGCGCTCGTAATCATCTTGGTGAACGGGCACTTGCGCGACGCGCTGGGAGGCTCTGTATAGCTGACCCGGAGCCCACGAGCTGGTACTGGATGTCTGCTCTGACGCCGTCACATTTGACAGATAACAACTTCGGTGTCATCTCTAGCAGATGGCTAGATACGGCATCCCCGAGCGCGCCTCCCGGGCAGTGGAGCTGCGCCGCATAGGCACAGACTCGTTCCTGGCGCGGATCGGTGCATCCGCGCCAGAGCGGGACACGGTGTGCAGCGATCAGGAGCCGCTCAAGTCTGACTCGCGCGAGCCGGTCACTGAGACCGAGGGGGAGACTCTGTGACCCGTTGGTTGGCGCTCGCCATGCTTGCCGCGCTCGGCTGCGCGCAGCCCGTAGGCATCCCTGAGGATGCCCTGGATACGGAGCTCGTGGCCGGACCGAACGTCCTTCAAAGCCAGGCCACGGCTTGCGTGCGCGTGTTCACTCCGGAGCCGTTGCTGCTCGAGGCAACCCAGGCGGCGGCGGCGCGGTGGAGCGCTGCGACGGGCTGCGATGTCCACGTTGGTGAGGGTGGTTGGGCGGTCACGCTGGGCACCGAGGCGGACGTGCCGCCGATCCCAGTCGGAAGTGTGTTCCGTGGCTACACGAGCCAAGGGACCCACACGATACTCGTGTCCACCATGCTCGGCCTGGAGCTCGCGACTCTGACCGTGGCCCACGAGATGGGGCACGCGCTCGAGGGGAACGGAAGCCACAGCGTCGAGGGCCTCATGTCCGGCCATGCTAGGGCCGGGTCGCCGATCGACTCCGCATCCCTGGAACTGGTGTGTTCTGAGCTGCCCTGTGTTTGGATGCGGCCAGAGTAGGTCCGCATCAGTTGAACTCTGCGGCCGTGACCTCAGACCACTTGATCGTGACGCCCATTGAGATAGTGCCAGCGGCAGGGGTTAGATTTCAGGTATAGAATTGCCCGCAGTAGACCCGTCTCCGCGTTTCAGCTGCACCCCGCCCACTCTGTTCTCCAAAGCAGCAGACTGCAGAGCTGCTCTGGCGGCCTGCAACGCAAGCAATTTTGTCGAGGCCTCAGTCAAAGTTGAGGCCCTGTCGTTGTCAGTCTTTAGCGACTGCACCAGCGCCGTCTTGACCGCATGCAAGACATCTTCCAGACCGTCGATGTACGCCTGTTGGTCAGTTGTTAGCGGTAGCATGAGAGGTTCCTTTCTTAGAGATTCTTCGCAAACAGCGCGAGAATGGTAATGCCGTTGGCATTGGCACTCGCCTGCATCGTCCAGTTGGCGTTGGCGGCCGCCTGGGGCACTGGCACCGGGAAAGTGATCACCAGGGGCGCAAGTGGCACGGCCGCCGTGGCCGGGTAGTTGAATGATTGCGTGAACGGGCTGGCCTGACCAGTGCCATCTCGCAGAATCAGAGTCGCAACAGCTGCGTTGGTTGTGCTGACCACGAAGCCGATCAAGTCGTTGAACACCCCAGCCCCGCCAGCGGTGATGATCGTGGTCTCAGCGACGCTCGCGGCAGCAATCAGTGTGACTTGTTTCGCGATCAGATCGCGCGTGTGCGTCGGCGTCACCACGAGGCGGCCCGCCTTGTCCACCATCATCGGGGCCGCCGCTGCGTTGGAGGCATTCGTCGGGTTACTGGTAGCTACGCGCCCAGAATCTGGGCTGCTGGGATGCAGCGCCACGACGAGGGAACCATCAGTTGCGGCGGCCGGAGTACTAGCAGCTTTAATCGTGGCCAATCGGAACGGGAACTGACCATCCGAGATGGTGATGTTGGACTGCGCGGTATCGCCCACACAGCTCATGTTGTCGACCAGCTGGCTATTGCTGACCGGCGGCGTAGGCCCGCCCACGCAGAGTAGTGCGATGGGGAGCGTGGTGACGTCAGGTCCGAGAGCGCCCGTCAGGAACGTCGCCACGACGTGCGTCTTGTCGCGCCCATCGATGGCGAAAAACCCGATGTCGCCTCGGATCCACATGTAGTACTTGTGGGCGTTCCCATCGAGCGGCTGCCTGCCGTTGCCAGTGGCTGCACTCAGGTCCTGAATCACGGCGCGAGCGCCGGACTGGTAGCAGACCACCACCATCTTGCCGGCAGTGGTGATCTCGAACCCGAGCGCGTTGGTCAACGGTGCGGCCGTGGTTGGGGTGGCGGGGATGGTGGCCAGGCCCCAGAAGCGGTAGCTGTTCGCCGTGGGCGCCGCTCCGTCAGGGATGCCGATGTTGTGTTGCACTTCCAGATAGCCGGGATTACCGGGCTGGAAGGAGTTCCTCGTTGTCGTGTATGAAAAACCGTTCGCGGTCGTTCCTGTGCCGCCAGTGATGCTCGCGCCAGAGAACGCGAATGCCACGCCCGCGTTGCCAGTCGTTGGTGTGTTCCAGTTATTCGTCGTGTCGAAGCTCGCGTCGAACGTGTCGATGAAGACCTGCGAGCTCACCAGGTTCATGACGGCTTCCGCGGTGTCCAGGCTGGGCACGCCTAGCTGGAATGGGGCCGCGCTCGCGCGCGCCGTCACCACGCAAGAGCCGCTCGTGAACGATGTGCATCGCGCTCGGATACGCCGGAAGCCCGCGCACTGCACTTCCACCAGGCAGGCGTTGACGCCGCTCAGCACCAGGTTGCTGGCATCCTGCTGGGTCACTGTCGCGCCATTGATGGTGCCCGCTAGCAGCACCCCTGCGAGCCCGTAGTAGTTGGCGCCGTCGAGGCTACCCTCGAACACGTACGTCGCGCTCGTGGTACCGCGCAAGTCGAACATGGCCGTGGCTTTACCGACCAGATCCATCGCGACCTCGCCGTTGACGGCGTTGATGGTGGCGCTGGCGGTGCGCGCGTCCGTGATGCTCTGCCCGCCAATCTGGTCGAGAGCGCCTTGGAATTCGTTGCTTCGTGCATCGGCGAGGAATGACATTGTGTTACCTTGAGGTGCCAGGGGTCGAAGCGACTGCGATCATCGGTTCAAAGCCTGTGTCTCGAACATGATGTAGTCGATGTCGCAAAGGCTGGTCAGCGCAGAGGACAGGTTCGCTGACTGTTCCGCGTAAGGGGTGAGGCGGGCGGTATCCGGGGGAATGTGCGCGCTGATCGTGCTCAGACTGAACGCGGTGGCCTTGGTGGCGCCCGCGAAGAAAGCCCACGTGCCGACTACCACCTGCTCGGCGCGCAAGTAGAACCAGGCCGAGGCAGTGGGACTGAAAGTGCCCGAGGTCGTGCCGGTCACGCCGCCAGTGCGGCAGTTGCCGGTGATCGTGCCCGCGTTCATCTGGAAGTAGACCCCGTTGGTGGGGGTGGCGAGCAGTATCTGGTCGCTCATCCCGAACTTGAAGTCAGTGTTGATTAGGTTGCTGATCCTGAAGATGCCCTCAAACGTCAGCACGCGAGACGACTGGTAACCAGCCGTCCCTGCAAACGAGCCGGCCCCGCCCTTGAAGATCGCGATCCGATTCCCTGTGATGTTGTTCGGGTCAATCTTTATGAAACCCGGGTGGTCTGGCCCGTCTGCGGCCGCTACCGTCGAATCTGTGAATGGCCCCTGCAGGCCGAGGGTTGCCGTCGAGGCTGATGTGGCCACGCTCCACGCGCCCGCACTGGTAGTGAACGTATTGCCGGCTGTGGTGACGTTCCCCGCAGCGAACAGATACTCGAAATCATCCGACCAGGACGGCCGCGTCACGTCTCGACGAAAGTCGACGCTGACTGCTGACACGCCGGTTGCGACAGCCACATTCGCGCGCGTATTCACGCCGTCTGTGAAGTTCAGCGTCTCGGCGGGCGAGATGGTGCCTGCGTTGGCCTGCACTGCAGAGCGGGCGCGAGCTAGCCCTACGATGCGGCGCCGCCCCGTGAGTGAGTCCGACAGAATAGATGCGGTCTCGTTCGGGAGCAGGGTGGCGGCGATGCTTCCGGGGCAGGCGAAACGACGGGCGGCAGTGGCCTCTGACCCGCTTTCATGCGGTAGAGTAACGGGCGAGCTGGTGCTTCGCGCCGTGAGGAAGAAGTCCTTCCCATCATCGATGGCACCGCCCAACGAGATACCCGCTAGGGTGAGTGCACTGGACACATCGAATCGCACCCCGGTAGTGGTCTCTGCGATGACGTAATCAGCAACTGTGCCGGTGCTTGTCGTGTCTGCTACCCAGCTGTCACGCCTGAGGTTCTGCCCGCCTTGCGCGCCCGTCAACGCGACGGCGGGCCCGTTCCCGGCGGCATCGATATTTAGGCCCAAGAACTGCCCCGGGCTCAGCGTGAGAACCGGCGCTGGTGTGCCGGGCGCGCCATCAGCGCCATCCTTGCCATCGGCGCCATCGTTGCCGGGGATGCCCTGCGGGCCAGGCGGGCCTGTGGCTCCTGGCGCTCCAGCGGCGCCAGCTGGGCCAGCCACCCCAGGTGCCCCGTCCTCGCCCTGGGCGCCATCTGCGCCGTCGTTTCCCGGAATACCCTGCGGACCCTGGGGCCCAGTCGCTCCAGCCGTTCCTGGAGCCCCTGGCGCGCCGGGAGGCCCATCGACGCCATCCCTGCCGTCGGAGCCGTCCAGGCCATCGTTGCCGGGGATGCCCTGCGGCCCGGTTGCCCCTGGGGTGCCGGGTATGCCGGGCGAGCCATCGCGCCCGTCGGCGCCATCGGCTCCGTCACTACCGGGGATGCCTTGAGGCCCCTGCTGGCCTTGCGCGCCACTCGCTCCGGTCGCCCCCGGTCCGCCGGCGAGCACGGAGATCGCCCAGCCTGTCAGGCCATCGCTGATGGCGTCGAAGGTCCCGGGCAGGTTCATGATGCCGGAGCTCCGGCCATTGATGAGCCCGTCCACCGCGATGAAGCGCACCGGGTTGGCATTGCGCAGCGTGAAGGTGACCCGCTCGTTGCGGTTCTGGGGACGCGCCTTCGGTAGCGTTGCGGTCAGAACCGGTGAGACAGGCGCCTCGATGATGCAATGCTGACCCTCGTTGGCCGTGAACGATGCGTTCTGGACCTTGACGTCGGTCGGCTTCAGCTCGAGCGCCGCGAGGCGCTGCTCGAAGCGCTTGATTACGAGCCGCAGCTCATCTTCGGTCATGCGCAATCAGCCGGGTTCAATTCCTTCAATCCCGACTCGGACTCGACCAGCAGAGTCAGCTCGTTCAGCACCACGCCTTCCGTGGGAGCCCCGTTGGTCGTGACCGTGATATCGAACACGACTGAGCTGGTCACGTCCTGAGGCAACGCCCAGCGCTTCTGCACCGTGCTGCCGGCGCTGAGACCATCGGAGGCGAGCAGCGTCCAGCTGACGGTCTGCGGGAACGTCTTGCCATCGTCGTAGCTGACGCGAATCGAGAGAACGCAATCGCCGCGATATTCGAGCGTGATGAGCGCGTCATGAATCAGGCCGTAGCCGCCGAGCCCGAACGGGTAGATGGGCTGCGTGAGAGCTTCCAGGTCGATGAATGTGGCCGTACCGTCTGCGAAGCTCCCGATCGTCTGCGTATAGACGATGCCGCCCGAGATGTAGGCAGCTTGCCGCCCGAAGACCGTCAGCGCTTCGATGCCCTTGCTCGACTGCAGCGGCGGCGTATCGAGCAGCCAGGTCTCGAACAGCTGGTCGCGCACGATGATGCGCGCGTCGGTCAGCGCCGCGTTGCTCGCTGCGAACAGCACGACGTTGTCCGCCTTGTGGCGCGCAGCCGCGGTGATCGTGGGGAACGCTTGCAGCGTCTTCTGGATGTCGGCGCCGGCCCACGTGGGCACCGCGCCTGGGCTCGCGATGCGGAACAGCTTGTCGTCGTCCAGCTGGCACCAGAGGCCGCCAGGCTCCTCCACGAGGCTTCGCCAGTCCTTCAGACCTGCTGGGGCAGACAGCCTCCGAGGGGAGCCCAGCGCCCCCTTGCCCTCGTCATCAGGCAGCCCCGACAACAGCGCGAAGATGTCCTCCTTGGTGAAGACCAGCGCCAAGCCGCCGAGCGAGTAAACAGCCAGGACCGCATCGCTAACCTGCTGGTAGAAGTTCGAGCGGAAAGACCAGGTGTAGGGCTGCCCGAGGAATGCATCCAAGCTGACCTGAACTTCGAAGGGGCGCACCAAGCCGCCGGTGTAGATCCGGCTCTCGCTCGCAGTGATGTACCGGCAGCTCTCGACGGCATTATGCTCGAGTGGCCCAGAGAACTCTCCTCGGTCGGCCTGGGTGTAGATCGCGCCGCGCGTTCCGAGCGAGCTATCTGGGGTCTGGTCGACTAGGGACGTGCTCTGCCCGTACAGCGTTACGTCGGCAGACAGGTCAGCCTCTTTGCTGCGCCGGAACACGCTGAACTGCGACCCCGGGATACCCGAGACGGGGTCGAGCGTCGTCGGGCTCCACTCGGTCCTAGACAGCACCAGCGTCACGCTGGAGCCCAACGCGGACGCGCCTAGCACCGTGCGCAGCGTGTGCGGGCCGGTCACGGCGACCGTGTTCTCGGTGTCGGCCACGCCCATCGTCACGTTCACCGGTGGGCTAGGCGCGCTCTCGATAAACGAGCCATCCGCATAGGTCACCTCCCAGTGAGCGACATAGGTGTACTTGGCGCCGGGGGTGAGGGACCCTCCAGAGCTGTCCGGGGTCACGCTGATGATGATCGGAGGCTCGATGAACCCCACTTCGGTTGCAGCACGGCCGTCATAGATCCACGGCGCAGCGCCCGCGAAGTACCGCAGGCCGCCGTAGGTGACGCCCTGAACGCGCGCAGTCGAGCGGTAGTCTACCAGCGTGACCGTCGGGAACTTGTTGACGCCGATCGTGCCGGGTTGCTGATGCAGCGAGCACCAGCAGAGCGCGCCCGTGGTGGCGTCCAACGTCACGCTGGTTGGCAGCGCCAGCGAAGGGGCCGCCGCCTCCAGGTAATCCCTCGACATGGCGTGCACCACGCTCGACCCCACGTGGAACAGAACGTTCGTGAGATTCGTGCTGTTGTTGCCGCGCCCAACGATCGCCCCGAGCACCAAGTCCGGAGTTATCCCGGTGAAGCTGAAGAGCCGCGACGTGGGACTGGCATTAAACAGCGTCTGAAACGTGGCCAACCCGGCGTGATTGTCGACGGCGCAGCTCTGGATGAAAGTGTCGAAGCTCACCTTGCTAGACACGAAAGCCGTGTCTGAGCCGACGCCCGATGTGCGGCGCGCGACGCTCACTCCCTGGGCAACAGCCTGGATCGTGGTGGGCCCAGCGAGCAGAGTGCCTGCGAAGTTGAACGTGCGCAGCTTGGATGCCGCTGACTCCACCGTGGCGAGCAGAATGGTGTTGTCGGTCTGGTCCGCGTCGAGCTGCAGCACGGTCGTATTGGTGCCCGTTACCGCGATGGTGCTGCCGAGCTGAGTCCCGTTGCTCTGAAACACCTTGATCGACAGGTCGGTAGAAGTGCCACGGTCGAACGCCGCACAGAGGAGCGCCGTGCTGTTGCGCGAGACTGGTACTAGATCAGCCGCCGTGACCAACGCACCGTTGGCCCCGTCGACCGTGGCGAAAGTCTGGAAGTTGGAGTCGACGCCGACCTGGAACGAAGCGATCTTGACAGAGTTATCGCTCAGCTTCGTGGCCATCACGAAGAACCTGCCGCCTGCAAACGCCGCGCGTTCAAAGCTGCACAGGCCTCCGATGCCGATGTTGCTCAGGTCCTCGAAGTAGACGCTCTGGTTGGTGCGCGCGTCGACGATGGTCGCGTAGGTATGCGTGTTGTCGGTCGAGCGATAAACGAGCAGCACGTATCCGCCGCCGCTCGCCGCGTCCACGTGGTCAGCTCCGCCCTGGATCTGTGGGACGTTGCCCACCTCACGAGCGTTGGTGAAGGGAGAGACCGCGTACCGATTACCGGTGCCCTGCGCGCTCCTCCACTTCTGGTTGGGCAGGTTGACGAACTCTAGGATGTCGTGCGGGTAGCCTTCGAGCTGGTCACTCCCGAGAGCCAGCAAGCGCCCCTGATACTCGTGCAGGTCATGCGCAACGAGCGTGCCGGTGATCGTGCCGTTGCCAACCGGCGCGTAGCCGTAGCGCATGCCCAGGCCGCCCTGCTCGCGATGCCGGAGATTCTTGCCGAGTTTCAGGACCCCAAAAGGCGCATGCTTGGCAGCGATTTTCTCGCGCTGCCCCGCATTGAATGGGATCGAGAGCGTGCGCGGCATACGAGCCTCGCTCAGGCGTCGACGGTGTCGCTCTCGTCAAATATGATCGACCCGCTGATGACCGACGCTGCCCCCGCGAAGGCGCTGAGAGCGACGTTGTCGATGCGCGCGCCGCGACCCGGGTACACGACTGGCCCAAGCGAGCGGCCGCTGTTAGCCGGGATGCTCTCCTGGAACGGCTCGCTGTTGGCAGCCGTCAGCGTGGCCGCGCCAAACTCTAGCGACCAAGCGCGGGCGACCGTGTCGCCGTTGTACGGCAGGATCGCGCGGATGTAGCGCGTCTTGGTCCCGCCTTGAGCGGGGAGAATGGTCGTGGGCGCCGCAGCGCTGGTGCTAGCGATCGTGAAAAACGTACGTCTGCCTGTGAGTGCCATTACAATCTATCTCCTCCGATACGCTTCGGTGTGACTGCGCCGCCTTGGCGCGTGCGCTGAGCCGCCTTCAGCACCGCTGCCTCGGCCGCCTGAACTTCGAGCTGGGCAGCAGCAAAAGCGCCCTTCTTGTTGTTGTCGCGCTTGGTAAGCACCAACACGCACTTGTTGATCACCCACGTGAACATCGGGACGATGCCGACGAACAGGCTCGTGTCCTGCGTCATGTCGGTGAACTGCTCTCGATACGTGACCCGGTAGCTGCCGCTCAGCGTCGACGGAAACAGCGCGATGAGCCCGCCGCTGGCGCTGCTCGCGTCGCGCGCTTCGGGCATCGACTCGATCGCCCACCATCCCACGCCGCCCTCGGGATAGGAGAAGTCGCTGTTCAGCTGACGCCGCTGAGTCCAGTCCGCCGGGTCGAGCCCGCGCCACTTGACCGCGCTGCCGCCAGAGGTCTGGACGTCGACCCCGAGAATTTCGAGCGCGTTGCTCGGGAACGGGATCTCTATGAAGTCCTCATTGGCCGTGACAGCCGGGATCGTCGTGATGGCGCCGAGCTGCTGGTACCAGGGAGGCCCAGCATCGGCCCCCAGCCGCCGCGCATCCCGGCAGTAGCGATTGATCATCGCGTTCAGGGACGCCGTGGTGTGGCGACCGTTCGCTCCCGTCTGGCCATCAATCGATGCCTCGTTGATGACTGCCGTGCGCAGGTTCAGGAGCGAAATCGAATCCACGATACCTCAGTAGCCGCCGCCGGCATCCTTGGTGCAGAGCTCCACGGCGCGCTTGAACGCCTCGCGACGCGCAGCCGGGTCGGTAGCATCGAACAGCGCGTCGATAGCGTCGTTCTCCGCCTGCTCGTCATCGCCGCCGTCAGCGTCACTCGTGTCGCCTTCTCCGGGCGGAGGGGGCGGGAGCCCGAGCGCAATGTGCATCTCTTCTTTCTTCATGCGTTCCTGCTTTCGATTGTCAGTAGCCGCTCAAAAAGACGCGCATCTCATGCGCCCGACGCTTCGTGAGCGCGCGCACCTCGTTGCCGCCCGTGTGGTTCCACAGCGCGAATTGCTCAGCTGCGTTCAAAACGTCTCCAGCCTCCAGAAGCCTGGCCAGAGTCGAGGTCGCGAATCCCGCCGAGCCGATGTTGTAGGCGAGCGATACGAGCGCATCTAATTCGTTCGAATTCATGCGTCCGCTGAACTTTGGCAGCGCGTCGATCACGCGCGGCGTGAAGTCGTGATCGAGCCGCAGCTTCAAGTCCGCAGAAGCTTCCAGCTCCGAGACCGTGTCGCCCATTTTCACGCCCTGCGTCTCGCCGTATCCGATGGTCGGGACGCCGCCGATGTCGAGGTAGGCATCGGCGCGGAATCCCTCGAACGCCTTGACCATGGCGATGCCCTGCGCTGAGACCATGAGGAGCATCAGGAATCGCCTTTCTGCCGCGGTTGCATCCAGCTGAGCTCAGGAGACTCGCTGTCGCGCACCACGGTCTCCTTCCAGTCGTCCTCCCAGCCCGGGCGCTTGGGCTTCTTGAAGCCCGCCGCGGTGAGTAGATCGATCACGTTGCCGACCTGCAGACGAAGCGCGCGCAGCTCTCCCCGCACGGACTCGGCCGCTCCCAGCGCTCGGCGCGCTTGCCAGAACGCGGCCGCGCCCATGACGGGGCCGAGAATCAATAGCCCGAGCAGCACGAATATCATGCCTCAGCCGCCGAATCCGAGCGCGCGAAGCACAGTGGCCACGTCCACGTGCCCCTGGAGCAGATACGTGGAGGCGGCGCCGAGCAGCACGCCAAACACCTTGTGTCCGGTCGAGCTCTTCATGAATGCTAGAACCTTGGTCATTGGTGCAACTCCGCCAGCTCGTTGCGGTCGAGCTTGGTTTCGATGTGGGCGACGCGATGGTCTAGTTCAGAGACCGTCGTCTCGAGACGCGCGATGGCAACGCGCATCTCAATCAGTCCCGCGCCGAATGTGACGGCCACGGGGACTAGCGCGGTGATCAGCCAGCGGGGCATGTCAGGCCTTCCGGGCTTCGAACTGCAGCACCAGCGCGGCCTCGAAGGCCTTGCGCACCGATGCCTGGTCCTTTGCCTTGGTCGCAGCGAGCACGTCCACGACGAGCTCCTGCAGTGCTGGTTCGAGGGAAAGGACGAGCTGGAGCAATGCGAGCGGGGTCACTTGCACACCTCCAGAGCGGCCTGCAGCTTGGCCACGATATCGTCCTTGGCCGGGCAGGACGTCAGATGCCCGCCGCACTCGTCGTTCACGCGCTCGGTGGCGGCCGCATCTGCTTGCGCGTAGCAGATCAGCTGCGTCTGAGTCGGAGCATAAGGCGCAGCCGCGCACGCGACCGCGCCGCAGCTCGATAGCAACGCTAGCAGCGCGGCCGTTTCGATCTTCTGCCAGAGTGTCATCAGGTCACCTGTTCTTTCGATGGTGGTTACGGGGCCACGCCGAACGCGGCGAGGTTGAAACCAGAGCAGTTCTCGTTAATGTCAGCCGAGCAGACATCGCTGCCGCCCGGCGGGCAGTCAGACACGTGCAGCGCACCATCAGACGCGGTGACAGCCTGCGTCCCATAAGGCACAGGCAAGAGCACAGCACAATCATTGGCGCCGGCTGTGCCCCTGACGTTGAACTGCGCAGCGCTCCAGCCTTGGCCCGCATAGGAGGGGCTCGTCAGGTTGCTGTACAGCGATACGCTGGCCCAGCATGCTCCGTCCTGCAGCCTGGTCGCCTGATAGTAGTGATAGCCCTGCCCACCACCGAGCCCCGGCTCGCCCAGGAATGCTGAGCAGGTGATCTGCGCGCTCGCGAACCCGTAGCTCAGAAAGCTCTCCGCCTTCTCTGCAACTGCTGCAGATTGGCAGTCTCCCATCCAACTCGGCATGTACGAGCAGACGAAGTAGTCGATGATGTTCGCGTGAACGGTCGCGTCGTCGCAACCGAACGAGAAGAGCGCCGCCAGCGCCAGCAGTAGCTTGCGCATTACTTGTCGACCCAGAGTACGACGTGGATTTCGTCGCCGTTGGCGGCCGCGGCTACCGCCTCAGTGGCTGCCGTGTTGATGAACTTCAGGCTGAACGTTCCGGCGGCCTCATTGTATGCGTAAAGCTCGACTTTGCGCGCCGTAGTTACTGTCGCATCCTGGGAGATGTGCTTTGCCGTGACCAAGGCTGCCTGGCGTGCCCCTCCTGCCAACGTCAACGTCACCAGGCCAGTGCCAGCGTCAACCATTGTCAGGCTGGAATAGTCCTGCGTGCCAACCGACGTCTTGCGAGTATATACAGGCCCCGCACTGACGACGAAGCGCGCGCGGATGAATGAACCCTCGCGAAACTGGCCAAACAGACGCGGGAAAACGTTCTTGAGAATAGCGTTACATCTTCCTTTCGCCTCAGCACCTGGCGCACCGGGTACCTCTTTGGAGTCAGGGCTAACGCCCTCTTTTGGACTCAGCTGGCTAGGCCAAGCCGACCTGGTTAGGCGGCACGGCGCGCGCCCCACGCGCGCACCGCACCTAAGTCAGTGTTCAGTTGCCCGAAGCGCAGCGCCCGAAGTGCCAGGGCACGGCGTTGACGGTCACGCAGTTGAAGGCGTGGTACCGGATCTCATACCCAGCGTTGGCGCTCTGCCGGAGCAGTTCCACGCCGTCGCCGGTGTCAAGCCCCGGAAACCCGTCGTAGTTATAGATCTTGAGATCCTTCGACGTGACGGCCCAGATATCCGCTTCGAGACAGTGCGCGTCGGACGCGACCTTGATCGGACCGATGCAAGTCATCAGCGTGAATCCGTACGGCACGCCGAGCTTCGGGTCTCCGCCCATGTCGTATCGCCCGTAGCTCTGCGCTTCGCTCGCCGCCTGTTGCCAGGTGCGTGGACCGAGGAAGAAGTAATCCACATCGGACGCTCCAGCCTGCGCCTTGAGCTCGGTCGCGAGCAGCTGCATGCGGTCTGTGATCGATAGCCCCGCGACGTCTGCCGCTGCAACTCGGACGCCGGAGTAGCGAGCATCCTGCGAACGGGCCACGCCGTTGAACGTGTCGTTTGCGGCAACCAACGTGATCCAGCTCTGGACGGAGCGGATCTGATTGTCGGAGATGGTGGCCGCCGCGACATCGCCATTGCGGAACAGGAAGTCGTTGTTGGTCCAGCCCGAGGGTAGGCCTAGCGTGCCGGCGGCCTGGTTGGCAGACGACGTAGCGATATACAGTTGAGCGCCTGACCCGTCCGTGTCTGGGAAGACTGAGACTACGAATCCCTGACCCGCGCGTACGGTTACCGCGCCGGTGCCGTCGCCGGATGCGGCCTGGACGACCATGCCGGGCGTGAAGTTGAAGACGTCGCCTCGTAGCGAAAGCAGCATCTTGCCCGTAGCCACTGCCACGTTGGTGACCTGCGCGATGCTCTGGCCAGAGGGGCCTAGCAGCTTGCGGCCAGCGATCTCTCCGAACTTGCGCGCCGCCGAGGTCATCGCCTCGGTGATCTGCCGCACGTAAGCATCGGGCTGCGTCTTGGAGCCAGCGACAGCGCGCGCCGTCACGACTACGGAGCCGTGGTACTCACCGTACTGCGAGTTGAACTCGTCGTAGTTGCTGGCCCCGAAGTTGTTGTTGGATTGCCCGGACACCGCCTGCGCGGACGCTAGATCTGCAGCGAAGCCCTGAGGCCCGCCGCCGATGATGGGCTCCGCTACGGAACCACCGCCCTGGATGATCTTGTCGGCTACCTGCACGATGGGTGCGGCGCGGTCCGCGAAGCCTTGGAGCTCCTTCGGACCCTTGTCGATGAATCGCTTCTTGAGAAACTTGCTGGTAAAGCTGGGCATATAGCCTTCCCGCGCCGTCACGCTCGGGAGCGGAGACGCTGAATGGCGCCACGTGGGCGCGAGTAGACGAAGGGGTTGGACCGCCTGCTACTCGTCGACCTCTGTGCCCGCGCTAACGGCCTAGAATCTTGGGTCCGGGCTATCTAGTGCCCACAGCGCCCCGGCGACGGTCCGGGATGTGTCCTTGCGCCTTATTATTCGCTCTCTGCGCCAGAAGGTGCACCGCCAGTATCCGGAGCAGCGCGCTCCAGCAATGCGCGCACGCGATCTGCGTTGCGCAGAATCGCGGCCTCGAGCTCGGCTGGCATGTCGGAGAGGATCTCGTCGAGCGCCGTATCTTCGCCCTCGGCCTCCTCGATGACCTTGGAGGCTTGCAGCTCTTCCGACGCCGGCTGCTGCCCGTCCTTCGGAGCCGCCCAGCGCTTGGGCCAGCGCCGCTCGGCGTACCACTTGAGCGCGTTCACGTCTCCGGGGATGGTGCGCACCTCGGCTACCGTCTTCTGCTCGCCCTCCTCGTTGGTCTCCGTGCGCTGGACCGTGATCTCTTGCGGGTCTGCGGCTGCCTGGATGCGCTTGATCACATGGACCTCACGCTGCGCGTCGATGCGGAGGAACTCGTCGCTGAACGCACGCATCTCCTGCGGCGCCGACTCCTGCTGCCCGCGCATGACCCATCGGAGGCATGTCTTCGGGATCACGCCGCAGCTCTGCGCTGCAGTCGATGCATAGACCCCGGTGCGGAACGCGGACAGGATGAGGTCGCCCACCTCTTTGGTGAATGTCGTCTTGGTGCCCATCAGACACCCGCTTGCGCGGCTGCCAGTGTCGCGCCGAAGCCTACCGTGATGCCCGGTGGCAACTCTAGCTTGCCCGCCTTGCCAGCACGGATGGCGTCGTCCAGCATCTTGCGATCGTCGATGGTGCCAAGCACGTCGCTCTGCTTGACGATGCGCAGGAACTCGCCGCGCACGCGGACCTGGACAGCGAATTCGGTGCAGAGCGGCACCAGATCTCCCGGCTTGACGTCGAGTCGCTTCTGAGAGGCGCGCCAGGCCTGGTAGGCTCTACGTGCGTCCCATTCCTCGTGAGCCGTGCTCCGATAGATGGCGTCCAGCAGAGCGCGTTCCGTTCTGTGCAGCGGGCGGTCCGCCCGCTCCGCCTCTGGCGGCCCGACCTCCACGACCTCCTCGTAGACGACCCACGTCGCGGGCGTGCCGTCGCTCGTGCGCGAGCCGATGATGCCTTCGGTCAGGGTCGACGCCGGGATCTCCAGCCGGTCGGTGCCGGTCAGTGCGACCTTCATGCGGTCGTTATTGCGGCGCGTGACCACGTAGCCCGGGAGTGGATGAATCAGGCCCGTCTTATCGTCGAATCGCGCCTTGAACGCATCATCGTTCGCGATGTAGCTCTCGGCGCCGCCGTTGACGGAGTCGAGCAGCACACCCTGTCGCACGTCGAAGAAGTCGATAAATACTACGTCTCCAGGCTTCACGATCGTGACATCGGAGCCGACGGAGACGATCTCGCAGCACCCGACGTTGTCCGGTATGCCAGTGATCGAACAGTGTGTGAAGAGCTGTAGGCCGGGCAGCTTCGTGCCGTCAGCGGCTTCTAGTTCATCGCCGGTAGCGGGATCGAACAGGTCATTTCGTGCTTTGAGTACGACACTATGTCCGTATCCACTGACGTAGTTTGCGTGGGGTTTGGTCTGCATGGTGTCCTAGGGGCGGTTGTCGCGAAGGAACTCGGCAATGAATTCCGCCTCGGTCTGCTCGCGGCCGCGCTTGCCGGTCTCGCGCGGCGCCGGGGCCTGCTTGGCGACCTTGCGCTCGGGGGCGCCGAAGGCCTGCGTAAGCGCTGCATGCTGGGCGCGCAGGTCGACCATCACAGCAGCAAGCGCCTTGGCCGGCGTGTTTACGCCCTTGCTGAATCCGGCCTTCATCTTGTCGAAAACCAGATCCGCAATCTGCGGGACGCCGGCCAGCGCTGGCTGCTGCTTTTTGACGACGTCGGTAATCGTGCTCTTGAGCGTGGCTATGGCTTGCGCCTGGCGCGTCGACTGAGCCTCTGCCTGCTCGCGCTCAGCCTTTGCCCTAGCTTCCACAGCTTCCCGATCAACCTTGGCCTTCGCCTCGAGGCGCTCGGGCCGCCCCGCGAGGCCAGCGTTGACGAATTTGATGAAGTCGGCCCAGCTCGCGCCGAAGAACTGCTCGACTCCCGAGATTACGGCATCCACGTCCTGCTTGACCGCGGCCTCGCGAATCGCAGCAGGGTCGCCGTAGGCCGCCTTCAGTTGTTCCGCTGCCTGAACGAGCTTCGCGCGCGAGTCTTTGACCTCCCGCGCTGTGATGCGCAGCGTCTTGTGCGCCTTGGTGCCGAGCACGTCGTCCGCGGCATCGCCGAGCGCGGCCAGGAACGCCTCCGTGTTGCGCGCCTTCACCGCCGCCTCCAGCGCCTTGACGTCGAGCCCCTTCGCGGCGGGCTCGGTCTCTTCGGCGGGCTCGGCGTCGGGGTCAGCATCCTCCTCGGCGTCCTCCGCATTGCCCGCCTCCGGCTCGTCCAGGCCGGCGAGCAGAGCCTTCTCGGCGTCGGTCTCGGAATCGCCCAGGGCGGCGTCTGGCGCCACCGGCGCGGCGGCGTCTTCCTCGCTGGCGCTGGGCGGATTGGCGGCGATGAACGCTGCCACGTCAAAACCGCCGTCCGATTCGGCAGCGGGCGCAGGCGCCGTGACGATCGGAGGAGGCGTCGGAATCTTCGCCGGCACTGCGGCGGGAGCGGGGGCTGGCATGTGGGGGTTTCCTTCTGATTCAGGCGGCCAACTGCGGAGTCGGCGGCACAGGGAGGGGCGGAGCTGCACCGGCAGGTGCTTGCGGAGCGCTTACGACCGGGCCGAGCGTGGCATTCTGCGGGAGCTGGCCTCCGGTGGGCGCAGCGTCGGCGAGCAGATGGTCCAAGTCGGCCAGGAGCATCAGGAAGAACTCCAGCCGGTCATCCTCGAGGCTCTGCATCTGGGCATCCATGAAGCCATCGATGACCTGGAGGAGCGCGCTCGGCACGTCGATGTGCCGGATCGGCGGCTTGTAGAAATCGGGCTGCTTCACCGCCTTGTCGGACGCGAACATGTAGCCCTGCATCTGCTTGTCGAACCACTCGTGCGGGACGTCGCGCTCGGCGATCTCCTCGGGCAGATCGTAGCCGCGCGACTGCAGCGATGCGTACGACGTCGGAGAGATGACCTTGCTCTGGAATAGCTCATAGGCGGCTTGCTGGCGGTCCGCGGGAGAGTTGCGGTTGCCAGACACGGCGGCTCGCGTCACTGAGTACTTCAGCGTCTCGATGCCCTTGAGCGCGACCCCTGCGCTGATCTCGCGCAGCGAATCCTGGCCGGGCCAGAGCCGCGTCATCTTGCGGTCTTCCTGGAAGATGTCGCAGAGGATCTGGATGATGACCTTGGCACTATCGACGGCCACGGCCTGGATGTAACGGCGCTGAACGTCGGAGAAGCGCTGGTTGATCAACGCCGCAATGAAGCGCTGGCCGACCGCAGACTCGATGCCGGGCTCGTGTTGCCCCGCGCTGTTGAGCTCAGACACGCCGGAGATGTCGTGGGCTCCAGCGCCGTGCGCGTCGGCCACCTGCAGATGCTGCGGCGAGAAGCCCGGGGCATTGACGACGTGCACGGCGTCAGCCGGCGTGCCCTCGCATTCGAAAACCTGGTTATCGTCGACCTTTTCGAGCGCGTTCGGGTCTACAAGCCGCTGCTTGTTGACGAACGTCATCTGCTTGTTCGTCTTCTCGATCGATCGGTCGATGCTCTGCAGCATCAGGTTCTGCCGATAGACATCCTCGTAGATGTGGTGGGTCAGCGAGTGGCCCCAGGGGCCATGCAGGTGCGGCGTGATGACCAGCTTCACGCAGGGCGGATACTCGTGCGGGTACTCCTCGTAGATCAGCGGGTCGTCGTCGCTGTCGAGCGCGGCCAGATAGACGCCCGGCTTGCCGCCGTGAGCGCCCTTCCAGGCCTCATAGACGCAGACCATCTCGGGCGCCATATAGCCCTCGGTCTGCGGCGGCTGGTACTCGAGCGGCGGCTCCCCCTTGGCCTTACGCAGAGCGTCCTCATGCTCGGATCCGAACTGGTCGATCGCGTCGTCCAGCTCGTACCAGCATGGGATGATGACCCACCCGTTGTTCGGGCTGATGCTGACGTCGAGCGTGTCGTGAATGCGCGCGTTGACGCGGCCCGCGTCGTTGTAAAAGCGCACGATGACAGCGCCCGTGCTCGCCGCAGCGAGCCGGAAGGCTTGGATCCAAAGCTCGTGCAGCGTGGCGAATCCGGCCTTGGGAGACAGAAACTCGGCCTCGATGAGCCGTTCCAGGTCAGCTGCCTGCCGACGCTCCTTCCAGCTACCCTCGGTCGTGAGCAGCGCGCACTTCGGCGGGTCATCTGCTGCGATCTTCGAGACGAACGTGTCGACGCAGGCGTACGCCGTGTTGCGAATGAACGGGACGTTCGTGCCGCGGAACTTGCGGTCGTTGGACGACATCGTGTAGCCGCGCGGCGCCATGGCCGTGAGCTGCAGCCCCTCGTAGAGCGAGGCGTAATCGAGCGAGCGCTCGCGGCGCACGTCGGAGATGCCACGGTCGCGCCGATTCATGGCAACGGCAGCCTTGCCGGCTTCTTTGGGCGTGAGTTCTGAGGACCAGAAGAGCACGCCCCCTAGTTCGCGATCGACGCAGCGATGGTGCACGCGGCGTCGCCAAGCCGCGAACAATAGCCGCGAGAGAAGTCGCGTGATCCTGGAGAAAAACCCGCTCGGTGGGCTGCTGCGGCTCAGGCCGGCGCCCATCGTGCGCGACCTTCATACCGAGCAGCGGCGCGCGCTGAGGCTGATCGGGCGCTGGCGCGGGGTCATCGCTGGCCGCCGCTCGGGCAAGTCGTACCTGATGGCGGTCTGGCTGCTGGGCGGCAAAGCCGGCGAGGTCTCGCTCTACTGCGCGCGCACACTGAAGAGTGCCAAAGCGATCCTGATACCAGTCTTCGCTGAGCTGAATGCTCGCTATGGGCTCGGCCTCACGATCAGAACCGTCGAGGGCGAGGTAATCGAACCGAACGGTCATATCATTCGCTTCCACGGTCTGAAGGATCGCGCCGCTGCGGACCTGCTGCTCGGGCAGAAGTTCCGGCGTATCGCCTGCGATGAGGGCGGCGCGTTCGACTCCGAGCTGCTGGAGTACGCGCTGACCAAGGTGCTGCAGCCCACGCTGTTCGACGTGCGCGGCGACATGATGCTCGGCGGGACGCCGGGGCCAATCCCCAAGGGGTTCTTCTACGACATCGTCGGCGACCCGCGCGGCAAGGGAACGAAGGGACGCTGGCCCACGCACGCCTGGGACCTGCGGCAGAATCCGCACATTGGCGATGCGGAAGAGAACATCGCCGAGATCCTGGAGGCCAACGGCTGGGCACTCGACAACCCCACGTTCCGCCGCGAGGTACTGGCCCAATGGGTCGATGACGCTGGCTCGCTGATTTACCACTACAAGGGCGAGCGCTGGGCCCAAGTACCACGCGAGGGGAAGACGGTGCTCATCGTCGACTTCGCGGGCAGCGACCGCCCCGACGCTGATGACTGCGCATTCCTGGTGGGCAGGCAGCCCTGGGATAAGCGCCCGCACGTCTGGCTGCTCGAGGGATTCAAGAAGCATGGGATCAACCTGGCGGAGATCGCGGCGCTGATTCGCCAGCTGAAGGCGAAGTGGGGCGGCATCGGGACGGTAAAGGTCGACGCGGGAGCGCTCGGCGCCGGCTATGCGAAGACACTGCGGGAGAACTACAACCTGGACGTCGAGGCCGCCGACAAGCGGGATAAGCGCGCCGGCATCGAGCGCGTAGTCGCAGCGCTGGACACGGACACCCTGCATGTGTGTGCCGAGGCAGCGGCGATCGTCGAGGAATGGCTGTCTCTCCAGTGGGACGCCAAGCGCCGCACCCACCACGAGAGCTGCGCCGACGACTTGAGTGATACCTGTACCTACCTGATGCGGGAATTCACCGGGGTAGAACTGCCCAACAAGGTCATCACTGAGATCACCGAGGCTGCCGCGGCCCGAGCGCGCGCAGAACGCAAAGCGTCAATGGGTGGGCGCAGTCGTATCTGACGCCGTCAGATTTGACGCCTTATGCACCATGTGTCAGGGTGCACGGGATGGCGCCCCACGCCGTATCCGCACTCGTAGTGGAGAATTTGGAGCTCGTGCCAAAGCTGGCTCGGAAGCTCCAATTGTCGCCGCGATCGTCGGTGTGGGATGACGCGATCCAGGCTGGCCGCCTTGCTCTGATACAGGCGGCCTCTCTCTATGATGAGAACGCGGGGACCTCATTCCGGGTCTATGCACCGAAGTTCGTTCTCAATGCCATAAAGAAGGCTCTGACCGCAGAGCACCTCGTGCGCTCCGCGCGCTATAAGGGCGCTCCCACGTCGGATATTGATGCCGTTTACGCGCAGCATAACGTGCCCTCAGCGCTGGTCGACCGAGACGTCGAAGGCAGGCAGGTGGAAGCTCTGGACATGGGACGGCGCCGCATCGCGCTGCGAGGTGCCATCCGCGCGCTTCCGCTGGAGCAGAGGATTGCGCTTCGCAGCGTTCACGCCGGGTCAACCGTCACCGAATGCGCGAGCGCTCAAGGCGTGTGCATCCGCAAGATTAAGTACGCCCTGTCTGAGGGCAGGGCAGAGCTTGGTGCACCTTTTTACGAGAACTGAGAATCACGCATCCAGGGTGAGAAAGTCCCCGCCTTGAGTTAGCTGCAAGCTCTTTACGCGAGCAAGGCAACGTAGACAGCCTTGTGAGCACTGGAGCGCGGGCTTGGAGTGCAGCCGCTCACCCACATTCAAAACCCTCTCCCCCACGGAGGACCAGTGCAACAGCACATCGACGCTCTCAAAGCAGAGCTCGCAAGGCTAGAGTCTGAAAGCGCGTCGCGTGATCGCGAGTACGAAGTGGCTCATAGAGAGCTCACGGACCGGTTTAAGCCTTACGAGCATCAGGGCAGCATCTGGCGTCTGAAGCAGGCGCTAAAGGCTCTGGAGGGAACGTGAGTCGGTCCACTACAAACCGTCTCACCCGCGCCGCAGAGGCGCTCGGCGCCAAGTGCCGATCGATTGGCGCGGCCCCGCTTGCGGCATTCACCCAGGTTCCGCGCGCCGACGAGCTCGAGCTGGCTCGGCTCTACGCCGAGTGGTTCATTGCGCACGAGCATCCCATGCTCGCGGCGTTCTCCACTTTCTCGATGCAGAGCGAGCCAGGCGGACAGGACCTGCTGCAATTCCGCTGCAACCTGCCAATGCGCAAGCTGCTGTCGTTCGGAGCATGCCTCGAGCTGCCCAGCATCGACGTCACGCGCCTTGGCCAGCTACAGCCTGTGGTGCGCCTTCAGATTGAATCGATGATCCGGAGCGCGGAGCGCGACGTCGCCGACGCGGTTGACCGCTGGTCGGACGGCGCGGAGGAGGACCATTGACACCCGATGAGCGGAGAGAGCTCAACCGTATACGCCAACGCGAGTGGCGTGCACGGCACCCGGAGCGATCGAAGGCCACGACGCGGCGCTCTGTAGGAAGGCACAGGGCGCGCAATCCAGGGCTTGATGCCGCAAGGAGTGCCGCATGGCAGCGCACACACGCTGCACAGGTGAATGCCTCACATGCGGCGAGGCGCAAAGTCGTCTCAGCTGGAGATGCTTCGCGCAAAGCAGTATTCGACGAATTCCGTGGGCTCTGCGCGTACTGCTGCGAGCCAGCAGACACCATCGACCATATAGTACCGATCTCGCGCGGCGGAGCCCATACAGCGGACAACGTCGTGCCCGCATGCAAGAGCTGCAACTGCTCAAAAAGCAACACGCCGCTTCTGGTCTGGATGCTCAGAAAGGCCGTCGACAGTGCCAACCTATGACTATCAGGATCTCGTCACCGGCGAGGTGTTCGAGGTGGAACAACGCATCTCGGAGCCGGCGTTCACGCACCGGCATCCGCCGTCTGGAACTCTGCATCACGCTCCAACGTCCGGGGTTGGGCTCCTGGAGCGTGGCGGCAATCACCCGATCAAGCGCCTCATCTCGCGCGGCGCGCCGTTCCAGCTGAAGAGCGGCCCCGCTGGCGGCTGGGGCGAGACGGGATATTCGAAGACGTCCCAGCAGCGCGCGTACGAGGCCAGGACGGGGCTAAAGACGACCAAGAGGGCTGAGTGACCGTGAACATCTTGCGCATGGTGGCGTTTCACCGACCCGCAGCCGAGGTTAAGGTCTGGCACTTGCTTGCGCTCGGCGCCTGGCTCCTGCTCTGCCGCTGGCTCGGCAAGAGGGCAGAAGCGCGCCGCTGCAGGAAGGGATGTTAAGTGAGCCGCCGTTCCAAGCCACAGCCCCCCTGCCCCCAATGCGCCTCGCTCAGAGCGAAAGCCAAGGCCGTGCGCAAGGCCGAACAGCGCCTAGAGGCAGCCGACCCGGCATGTCACTGCCACAACTACGCGCGCTCGTTCTGCATCGCGCCCGCGTCTGAGGCCTGGTGGACGCCCGAGCGCATCGCCGAGCACGAGCACGCGCAGGAGGACCTGGACAAGGCTCGGGAGGACTTCAAGACGGCGCTGGCTGAACTCGCGGAGAGCGTGCGGTGAAGAACAGCTGCGTGCCCATCCGCGACGTCTGGCGCTCCTGCCGCGGGCCAGCGGAGAGGCATCCGAACCACCACAGGGCGATAATGGCGTTCGACGGATGCTGGTCGCGCGCGCTGAGCCCGATCGCGGTGGCGCTGCTACGCGGGAGCATGCTGCTCCGAGTGGCATTCACGAATCTGTGCGAAGGGATACCGCGGTGAGCGACTGGTGCAAAGACCTGGCCGCGTCGGTGCGCGCCGGCAATGCACGCCGCAAACTAGAAGAGCACACCAAACCCAAACCCAAGCCCAAGCGGCCGCGCAAGCCGAAGCCTTGCCCGCATTGCGGAAAGCTACCGTGACCACTGCCTACGTCTATTGGTCAAAGAGAGGCTCCTGCCTGCTCGTGTGCCACGTCGACAGCTTCGACTTCATCTTGAGGGTCGAGCGCATGACCGACTGGCGCGCAAACGCTGTGAGGATGCTGTGAGCGCTCCCAGGCCGACCAAAGCCTTTGACGGGTCGCGCTTCTTCGGCTCAGACCATGAGCCGCCAGCCCAGCTCGTCGCACTGCAGTACCAAGCGGACGGCCAATGGCGCTGGACCTGTGACGCGGGCGGCTATGTGATTGGCTTCACCGAGGCAGACCTGGAGAGCGTTGGCGAGCTTCCGACTGAGACGCGGCGCGTGCCCTGGGTGGACGTGCCCGCGCGCCTGAAGCGCCTCAGTGAGGTCGGCAACCGCAAGGCACGCCGTGCCGAGCGCTCGGAGCGTAGGCGGGAGGCGTGGGCCGCGCACAAGAAAGCCGAGGGGCGGGCATGAGCCCGAGCTGGGAGCTTGACGCTGACATTGCGATAGCTGCGACTGATTGCGAGGCCAAGTATGGGCCCGAGAGAGCGAAGAGGTGGGCTAGGGCCCAGCAGGATGCTCGTGATGAACTAAAGTCAAAGGCGGAGCGTGATCGCATAGAAACGGAGCGCTCGCAGCTGCGTCTGAAACAGGAACAGCTACGCAACGCCGAACGATTGCGACAGCGCGCGCTCCAACTAGGTCTTCCGGAAGATTCAACTGAGGATGCCATTGGAGACCACGTTGGTGCCCTGGCTCGATTTTCGGCGCGGACAATGACGTATCCCGAGTTCAAAGCGTGGTTCAAGACGCTCGACGAGTATGCATACCGGCAATGCCGAAGGTTCTGGCTTCTGAACACACGTGACCTGCGCAAGAAGGCTTTGCGTGAAAGGCGTGGCGAATGCCCAACGTGCAAGCAGATCTTGCCGCCTCCGAACGCCAGGCGGTCCAATGCCGTGATTCACGAGGACGACGGAGAGCCCGCCTGATGCTGATCCGCGCGCTCTGGCTCGCCATCATCGCCTTCGGTGTGGCACTCGGTCAGCTCCTCAAGCTGAGCACGTCGACGGAAGTCTTCGTCCTGTTCTGGGCACTCTTCTGGCTCGCGCTCGTCCTCACGATTGCTCCGAGCCATGGCGCCGACGCTCGACACAGGCTTGGACGTCGGCTGGAACACGCACTGCGTCGTCGAATGGGCCAACCACGATGACGCCTTCTGCTTGCAAGCGCTGCAGTAGAGCAGCGTTCTTCCGATAGGCGGCCTCATAGCGCCGCGCGCGCCAGGTCTGGGCCAGGACGACCACGAGCAGCGCGGCGGAGATGAGGTAGAACATTCGGGCCACTACGGCCGGGGCAGGCGCCAGGGTCAGCGCTTGGACTTGCGCCGCTTCTTGCCGCCAGCTCGGCGCCTGGCGTCGTAGGCGATGGCTAGCGCCTGGGCCAATGGCTTTCCGGCGTACCGCTCTTTCAAAAGGTTCTCTGAGAAGGCGTGGTCGGAGGCGGATTTGATGAGCGGCATCAGACTTTGCCGCTCAACCGCACATTCCACCAAACCGTGACACGCGCGACCGTGGTAGTGGTCTCGATCGTGGCTGGCGCAACATGCGGCAGGTGGAACGTCCCCACCGCCTCGAAGATGATCGAGTTAGCGGTGCCGTTGACGTCCAAATAGTCGAAGTGATCGAGCGCCGTATGCACCTGAACCGTGATGGCGCAAGGCAGATGCTTCGCATTACGCGGCGCGTCGGCACCTGACAGGTCCTTCTGCGCTGCGAAGCTCGTAAACGGCTGCGACACGCAGGGCGCATGCATGTCGTCGCGGTCGGTTATCAGATTCGCCGTTGCTGGTAGTGCCATCTGGGTCCTTTACGCGCTTAGGGCAGCGAGCCCCGCGGGTTGGAGGTCTTGTGTAACTCGTGACTTGGCGGGCGCGCCGCTCGGCGCTCCCTGGGCTTGTGGCTGAGACTGCCGCGCCGCGGCGGCGGCCGCGCTGAGCCGGATCGAGAATGCCGGGTCGAGCGCGGAGCTGAACCCGAAGAGCAGGTCCGCGCGCTGGCGCTGCTGGATCGTCGACTTGCCGGCGGTCATGGCCTCGAAGGTCTGGGCGCGCAGCTCGTCGTAGAGCTCGGGCCAGACGGCCTTGAGAGTATCCACCTGCTCGTGACGCAGTGTGCCGCGCTTGGCGTCGTCGAACGCCGTGCTCGGCTCGAGCGCCGTCATGTGCTTGAGCGCGTAGGAGCGAGCCTCGAGCGGGCTCGGTGGCAACCCATTGGGGCGCGCCACGCTGACCCCACGCTGCGGCGGGAGCTGCCCATGCAGGTAGGTGGCCAGCTGCATCGCCTTGGCCCCCAGCCCGTCACGTAGGCCCGGCGAGAGGCCTCCGAACGCCTCGGCGAGCTTGTCGATCACGCCGCTCGGGTCGCGCAGGGCCCTCTCGATGAGCCCGCGCTGCTCCGTAAAGGCCTGCTGGAGCGTGGCGTGGTCTCCCTGGAAGAGTTCTAGGGTGGACGGCGCGCCGGCACTCCTACGGGCGAATTCTGACGCCGCGGAGGGGTCCGTGAGTGCGCGCGCCGTCGACGCGGTGTCCCGTGCCCCGGCGCTGGCCAGGTAGCGAGCGTGCTGGTCGTCGGGATAGTCCTGCGCGAGCTGGTAGGCCTTGTGTGCACCCAGGCCTAGCGCGCCGGCTCCCACGGTCATGCCGAGCGGGCTCGTGGCGAGCCCCGAAGCCATATCGGCAAAGCCCCGCTGGGAACCTTTCAGCGGGATCTCTCCCGAGAAGACCTCCCTACCCGTTTTCCCATCAACCAGGCGCCCATAGACGCTGTCTCTGCCGAGCTCCTGGGCCGCTACCAGCCTGTGCCGGCCATCGCGTAGGACGAGCTGCCCGTCGTCGTCGACCAGCGTGATCCCCTGCCTGCCGTCGTTGGACGTCACGCGCCCTGTCTCCTGGAAGTTCTTGTCCGCCTTGAGCGCATCCACGCGCGCCCGGTCGGAGTCGCCTTCGATCGGCAGCGCCTTCAGGTCTTCCAGCGACTGACGGCCCAAGTCCACCATGCCCGCCTGTTTGGCGCGACCGCGAGCGGCCTCGATCTTCGCGCGCGCCGCCTCGTACTCCGGGCTCCGCGCCACTGCCGCGGCGCTCTCGGCCTCGTTGGCGGGCACAGACTCTCCGACGGCGCTCGTGGAAACCGGTGGGCGCAAGGGCGGCCTTGCCGAGGCGCCAGGCTCTGGGCCCTGGTTATTGGAGGCGCCTCTCTTGAGCACTCCCTCGCCCAGATTGACCTCCCCTCCCTGGTCGCGCAGCAGCTGGGTGTAGGCCGGGGCGAAGCCATGCACCTGGGTTGCGATCGCATTGTTCGCGTGGAGGTCTCCGACCGTGGCGCGAGCGCGGCGCGCGAAGCCCGTGACCGCCTCACGAACCGCGCTGCCCTCTTCGCCGAAGCGCGGCGTGACGTCCTTGCCGAGAAAGGCCGCGGCACGACGCCAGAGAGCCCCGCCGACCTTCTGCCCCTCGAGCCGCGGGAGCGAGCCGAGCCCGATGCCCGTCGAGGCTCGCAGACCGTACTCGGCGAAGTGCCCCGCGATGCCGCCAATCGCCGAGCCAGGGTTCATCCCGCCGTGCCCACCGGCGCCCGCGGCCTGCGCTGCCTTACGGTCAGCCACGGCGAGTACGGAGGCCATCTCGTTCGACTCGCGCAGGCTCTGCAGCGCAGCGCGCGCCTGTTGCAGGTTTACCGGCTTGATGCCGTGTGCTTCCTTGGCCGCGATCAAGTCCTCGATGGTCTTTGACGCCTGGGCCAGGTCCTCTTGGAAGTTGATGCCGCCCTGGAGCGGAGCCGCGAGCCGCCGCACTACCTTGTCTGGGTCAGCTCGCCAGATCTGCGCCTTCTGCCCGGTCTCGCTCCAGACCACGCCTTCGCGATCGCCGAGGTCACGGAAGACGCGGCCTAGCGCCGGAATGCCCTCGTGCCATGCGGCGTTGGAGGCGGCTTGATACCGCGCCATCTTGGCGCCCCAGAGCGAGGTATCCTCAAGCCCGGAACGAAGTGAGTCGGCGAGCGGCCGGAGCGAGTTGATGAGTTCCTGCCTGACCGGCTCCTCGAGCACGGCGTTGGAAGCTGAGGACAGGCGGGCGATCTGGCCGTCCAGGCTGCGCTTGAGTCCCTCCACCATCTTTGCCGCCTCGAGCGGCTCCGCCGCGCCACGGATGCGCGTCGCATATTCGTCAATCGTCTTGCGGGCGCGCGCCGCGTACGAGCCGCCGTCGAATCCCTGATCCTTGAGGGCGCCGATTGCGAGCTGCGTTTCGTCTGCCGCGCCGAGTTGCTTCTGGATCCACCGGGACTGATTCTTGACCTTGGTCGGCGTCCACTTCTGAGCAGCGGCGTCCCAATCAGCATACTTCGCGCCCATGCTGAACTCGTTCTTGATGGCGTCGTCCAGATGCTGCGCTGCGCGCGCCCCGACATTGGCTGCGTCGTAGTAGAGCGCCGGGGCCTCGCTCGCGAGCGCAACCGCGCTCTTCTCGTCGTTCAGCACCTCGCTGCGCGCCTTGTCCCATGTCGTGTCGGAGAAGTTCGACTGCGCGGCGCCGACCGTGCTCTGGTCGCCAAACGCCTCGATCGCGGTGTATGCGCTCTGATCGTCGAAGTGCGAGTCGAGCTTGGCCACGAGCTCCTGGACTGTCGGGTCCTTGATGTTGCGAGCCGCCTCTGCCAGCGCCTCGGGGCCCTGCGCGTAAGCGGCGTCGAGAGCCTGCATCGTATTCGCGTGCTCGACCGCAGCGTCGCCCCAGAGCGAGCGGTCTGTGGCAAGCGTGTCGAGCGCCTCTGCGGCCTGTGGGGTCTCTGCCGCGTCTCGCAGATCCAGGATGGCCTGAAAGCGCTGGTCACGCGGGCGCTTCACGGCAGCTTCCAGGTCGTCGGCTAGCTCAGGGTGGGCATCCGCCAGCGAGCGAAGCGCGGAGCGCTGGGCCACGACGTTGTTGGCCACGACTGGCTTCACCGACGACGCGGCATCGGCGAGCTCCGTAGCCGTCTGCTCGATTTTCGCCTGCGTGTCGGCGCGCGCGCTGGCGAGCACATCAGGATGGCCCAGGTCCTCACCGGCCGCGCCAGCGCGGTCGATGGTGCGCTGCACCGCCTGCTTCACGGCAGACGGCGCTGCCTCCCCAAAGGCGGCCCCGAGCCCCTTTGCTATGCCGTAGCCTCCTCCCTCGAGGATGGCGCCAAAGGCGATATTCTTGCCGATGTTGCCAATGTCGATTGGCCGATTGTTCTCCTCGTTCGAGGCTGCAACTTCTTGCGTGGTGCCGAGCACCGTATTGGTGAGCGCAGCCGTGGCCAACGGAGCAGCACCCAAGCCAGCGCCGAGCCCTCCCGTGGCCGCTCCGAGCTCGGCATACTCTGGGAGGCTGCCAAGGAGCTTTCCTGCGAACGCCGCCTTCGGGTTGGCTTCCGCGCGGGCCGCCGCCTCGGGCGATACCGGGATCGGGCTGAGCGCCGTGGGATTGCCCATGGCGTCGACGTCTTCGGGAGCCGCGATGGCTCCTAGCGGCGCTGCGGCGGCGGTGAGCGCTTGCTCGCCTCCAGTCTTCAGCTCCTCACCGAGCGTACCATGCTCGGCTTGTAGCTGGTCTGTCTTCTGTTGCTCGGCGTAGGCCTCGGGCGTGCTCCAGCCGAGATGCTCGCGCGCGGCGTCGACTTGGTCGTCTGGGAATTCCCACTTCTGACCCGTGTTCGGATCGACCAGGAACTGGCTCATTGGACCGGCTTCCCGCCGAACTGCGCGGGCGCGAGTGGCGCCGAGCGATCCTGCGTGCTCAGCCGTGGCGAGACGATGCCCTTTGCTGTGTTGAGCGCGTCAGCGAGCTCGCCGTACGTTTTGGCAGTGAGCACATCATCCGCGTTCTTGACGCCAGCTGCCTCTAGGGCTGCAGCCGCGCGCGCTTTGGCATGAGCGATGGGCTTGTCGCCCCACTTCCAGAATCTCGGATCCCATGACCACGCGCCCTCTTCGGGTAGGCTGTCGTCCGGCTTCTT